GTTTAGGGCGCTCTCTCTGGAGGAACGGAATCGCGAGCTTGCTTATCTGCGAGAGCTCGTAGCCGGAAAAGATATGTAGACCTCTCTTTCTCTGGCAAGCGCCTAAGCAATTTGATAAATTCTTCTTCCGGCGTCATGAAGCGCCCTCCTTTCAAATGGCGAGATATTTCGCTTGTTGTCACATTATATTCCTTTCATTTGGCAAAGAATGGCGCATTATGTAAAATCACGGATCTTTCTTTGGAAAATTTCGATATAACAACTATAGAACATATGTTCTATTTTTTCAAGCTGGAATTGTTACCAAAGATTGGGATGTTATTTTGTAGGGGGCATAGATTTTCGATTTTTGAAGAAAAGTCCTGTTTTTCGCACTGATTAAATGTTATCATTCCCATTCGCCGGAGAGCGGAATAAATATCAGGAGTGACGTACTATGGGTTTTCGATTTAGAAAGAGTATAAATTTTGGCCCTATGCGTTTAAACTTTAGTAAATCAGGTGTTGGATACAGTGTTGGTAGGAAGGGTTTTCGCGTTACAAAAAAAGCCGGGGGCGGTCACAGGACTACTGCATCCATTCCCGGAACAGGTATAAGTTACGTGAAAGACTATCCCGAGAAAAGAAAAAAATCAGTCAAGACGACGCCTACATCAAACAGCACCAGTCCTAACGGGCCTGAGAAAAAGCCATTTTATAAGAAGTGGTGGTTTTGGCTCATCATTGCCGCAATTTTGCTATACGCAATCGGTACTAGCGGCGGGCGCGACACGACGGACGGAGATCTCCCATACAACAGCGTGTCGGTAAGCGAGCCTTCGTCCCAGGCCCCGTCCGAAACTGTTAGCGAGGCCCCTAGCCCCGCGCAATCTGAGGAACCCGAGCCAAGCGAGGAACCGTCCCCTGTCCCGTCCAGCGAGGCCCCATCTCCAACGCCGGAGCCGTCCATGGAACCAGAGGAAACCCCTGCTCCCACGTCAACCCCTACACCGGAACCGACACCGGAGCCGACACCGGAGCCGACACCGGAGCCGAGCCAAGCCGTACAATCGTCCGGTATTTACGTTGGAAGCGTTGATTCCGACAAATATCATGTGCCGGGGTGCAGATTCGCTAAAGAAATTTTGCCGGGAAACGAGATTTGGCTTGACAGTGCCGAGGATGCGCGGAGCCAGGGCTATTCCCCTTGCGGAGTGTGTCATCCAGGATAAATAAAAAACCGCCCCAGGTGTGCGACCACCAGGGACGGGTGAGGGGCAGTAAACTTGTGGCGGAATACTGCCCCTTCATTATACCAAAATGGAGGGGAAAGTCAATGGATTGCATCAAGTGCAAATCCCCGCTGCCGGAAGGGGCACTGTACTGCCCCATGTGTGGTAAGAAACAGGTGCAGGAGCGGCGCAAGGCCCTTAAGCGTGCCAACGGCACAGGGACTGTATATAAGCTCCAGGGGCGCAGGAAACGCCCTTGGGTGGCGGCTAAGAACAAAGTAGTGATAGGGTATTACGAGCGCAAGACGGATGCTCTGGAGGCTCTGGAACGTCTTTCTGGAAAGGAGTTGACGGAGCGGTATAACATGACCTTTGCCGAGGTGTTTCAGGAGTGGAGCGAGGAACACTATAAGACGTTGACAAAAAGCGGTATCACTTCTTATGACATAGCTTTCAATGTATATAGAGCACTACACAACAAAAAATTCCGTGATTTGCGAACGTCAGATTTCCAGGCAGAGCTAGACAAAATCCAAGGAAAGTCCTACTCCACAATGTCAAAACACAAACAACTTATCACTCAAATGTCCCAATGGGCAATAAGAGAAGAAATCTGCACCACAAACTTTGCAAAGTTCGTCCGGCTTCCCGAAAGAGAAAAGAAAGGAAAAGAGATATTCACGGATGCAGACATCAAAAAGCTGGAAAAGGACGGCTCAGAGGCCGCAAGGATAGTCCTTATGCTGTTAGCCACTGGGATGCGGATAGGAGAACTGTTTTCAATCTCGTTGGACGACTATCATGAAACATATGTGATAGGCGGCTCAAAAACAGAGGCGGGGAGAAATCGTGCCATTCCGATCAGGCCGGAGGGACGCGAACACTTTGCCTACTTTGCTGCCCATGCGGACGGGCCGTTGCTTCTGTCGGGGTACACGGGGCAAAAGATATATGCCAACTATCGGAGCCGTGACTACTATCCGCTGTTGGCGCGTCTTGGAATAAAAAAGAAAAGCCCACATGCCACACGTCATACCTACACATCGAGGGCCGTAAAAGAGGGTATGGCCCCGGAGATTCTTCAAAGGATACTGGGCCATGCAGACTATTCCACGACTGCGAACGTGTATACCCATATCGATATCGACACCCTCGTTAAATCCGTTGAGAGCTTTGACGTTACTGGCACGTTACTAACAAACAAAAAATCAAGAGAAAAAGAAAAACCCTAGAACCGTTCAGGCTCTAGGGTTTTTCTTGGTGGAGACTACAGAACTCGAATCTGTGACCTCTTGCGTGTGAAGCATATTTTTACGATTTTTGTAGCTGTCTAAAATTGGTTTTTATTGATTTATCAATAGTTTCACGAATCGTGAAACACCAAGAAACACAGACAGATATTTTCGGTTACTAACAATTTTCTAACAACCTATATACTCCGCAGTTTTCTCATCACGCCATTATACACCCTTGGGTTTGCAACGTGTAGAGTATCCATAAGGTCGTCCATGACTTCCCACACGTCCGCTTGCCTGCGGCCAGCTATGGCCTGGACGAATTCGCTGTCCCCATATGCCTCCACCATAGATGTGTCCGCTGGTGCTGCGGAGTAGCTCGCTTCATATGCGGGCTCCGGCTCCTTATGGTTCATCTGGTTTCGGATGGTGTAAAGATTGGCCAGCTTTTGATAGGCTGGATAGCTACTTTCACCATACTCTAACCGGGCAATCTCAATATCAATCTCTTTGGGGTCCAGCATTGGACCACCTCCTTAGACCTTTTCCAACTGCTCCATAAAACGGCGGACTACATCGCGCTCACGCTCACTAGTTGCGCTCTCCATCATATCATGGGCCTGCTCCATCATGTGCTCTTTGGCGTCTCCACGGGAATACACCCGGTCAGGATACATCCGGCCAGTCCGACTATATCGACCCATGCTGTCGCGCTTGCGGCCACGGTAAGAGCTGCCTCGGTTGTAGGAGCCACGGCCCTCCATTTCCCAGTCCCCGTCCCGACTGTATCCGTCGTCCTCTTCCAGCATCTCAATTTTGTCGATGTTCTTGATGGTGTCGGTTAACTTGTGGGCAGCTTCAAGGTCTCCAGCAGACATCTCCGGCTTGCGGGCGATTTCCTCCAACTCTTCGCAGAGCTTTTCTTTCAGTTCGTGCATATACATGTCGTTTCTCCTTTCACGCCTCACGGCTGATGATGATGTTGGCGTTGACGACTTCGATGGGCTGGGCAGAGATATTGCGTACGGAAATGACCGCCCCGTCCCTCGTCGCAAAAACTTTTGCAGGGATGAACACATTGAAGAAGTCCCCTGCGGCGGTGGGCGTCACTGTGCCAACCGAAGCGGGCAGCGGCTCCCCATCAACCGAAACGGCGAGGGAGATTGCGCCAGCTGTGCCGCCAGCGGGAACGGCAATATTGGCTCCGAACAGCACCAGATACTTTGCCGTCCTCTGGCAACTGCGGGCGCACGGGCCGCTCAAACGAATCACGCCTGCGCCCTCTCTGTGCGTGATGCAGCCGTTGTTGCAAGTGTCCGGGGTCTCGTTGTAGACCACTGGCTGGTTGGGCTGTACGACCTGCAAATTGGCATTGGTAAACTCAGCCATAATCTCAATCCTTTCTGAAAAAAATAGCGGCGGGACGATTGCCCCGCCGCGTTTGTCTCAATATCGGCACGGGGCCGAACATTCCGGTCATGCCGGAAAGCTGATGTATGTGGTTTTAGCAGCCGCAGGAGCTATAGCACCCACACCCAGCATAGGGGTTAGGGACCTGATAGGCAGGTACAGGCATGGGATTGATGCGCCGGATCAGCTCGGCGGTCTGGGCTTCCTGATTGGCAGTGAAGAAAGCGTTCTGCGCAGTCTGAGAAGCCTGGAACTTCAAGCTCTGATTCTCAGCGGTCAAGGTTGCAATCTTGTCCTGAGTCAAAAAGTCAAGGATGGCCCGGCTGTTGGCGTTCTGGTTGTCGATGATGTCCCGCGTACTGTTCTGAATGGTGTTCCGGGTATCGCAAGCCTGGGTCGCCATGTCGTAGCGAACGCCCTGAATTGCCGCCTGGGTAGCCGCACCCTGGGTCGCCAGGTTATAATTCACGCCGTCGATGGCCCTGGCGTTGTCACAGCAGCACTGCTGGAGCTGAGTGCCCAGGTTACACATAGCGGTGTCAACCCCGTGGAAGCCGTTGTTGATAGCGTTGGTCAGCGTGTAGGTGCTGTCACAGATACCCTGCTGAATGCCATTGATGCCGCTCTGGAGGTTGTTCAGGGCGAAACCCTCATTGATGTCTGCACGGGTAGCCCAGCCCTGGAATCCGGGGCCGTTGGCTCCGACATTGCCGCCACCGAAGCCGCCATAGCCGCCCCAGCCGAACATACCGAAGATCAAAAATAAAATGATCCAGGAGGCCCAATCGCCGCCCCAGCCGCCAAACCCGCCGTTGCCACCCTGATAGGCGGGGGTCACGGGCATGGTCATTACAGCGCCGTCAGAAGAAAGACTCATTGTGATATCTCCTTTTTAGATTTATTTTCAAAACCCGGCCGGGATTTTGATTACTTACCGAACATACCCCGCATCCCCTCAAACATGCCCTGCATCTGCTGGGCCTGCTTTTGGACTTGATTAAGCTGGTCCTGGGAAATGCGTCCAGATGATACCATCTCTTGTATCATGGCATTGGGGTCTTTGCCCTTCATTTGCTGCATGAACTGCTGGAACTGCTGCATCATGTTGGGCTGTCTATTTCCGCCCATTGCGTTGAAAAAGGGGTTCATTCCGCGTCCTCCTTTACCGTAGATTTCTTTGTGGTTTTAGGAGCCGAAAGGGCCTCGATACGGGCCTCCAGGGCCTCCAGACGGGCCAGTGGTGCATACTCCACCGCCGGAGCCTGCGCGGGCCTCTGCGTGCGTTCTACGAGGTCATAGGTTTTCATGCTGGGCTTGCCGCTTGCGTCCGCCTGCTTCAAGTACACAACGGGGGCGTTGCTGTCCCATAGCGTTACAGCGGAGTTGGGCGCAACCAGATAGTTAGCTGCCTCCATTTCGTTCTGCACCCAGACAATAGACGGAGACACCGGGGCTTGCTGTGGCTGCTGCGCGGGCTGAAACTGAGACCCACGGAGCTGGGCCAGCTGATCCGGCATGGGCGGTTGGTAGTACATGGGCTGATAGCCCGGATAGTAAGGTGTATAGGCCACGTCAATCATCCTTTCTGCCAGTAATACAAAACAATCTCGTTTTCGCTGTTCCAGGAATCATAGAGCACCCCATCCCGGATACACACCACATGGCCGGACAGCGCCAGGATATAGGTCCCATGCGAATGTCCGTCTGCAAATTCCGAGACGGTTACATCCTCTGGGGCCAATTCCCTGTGGAATCCATGCCGCCGCAGATATGACCCCCATGTGGCGTTTGCGCTGGGCATGTCCCCCATCAGGCCGCCCTCTACACAGAGTCCCAGGTAAGTTGTGTACCAGTCCTGGTCCAGCGCCTTAGACAGTGCCCGGACCGTGCAATCACCGACATTGCGCCCAGCGGGATTCGGATTGTAATGTGTCCACATGGCGGTTATGTTCCTCCACCTCTGTCACATATCGTTCAAGCCCGTTGTCATCTCCCTGGGCCATATACCAGAAAACCGCTTCTCTGGCACATTCGGGATTCATCCCGGTGGCAGTCAGGCGCTCCAAATAGGTCATAGCAAAACACGTCCTCATATAAAAAATAAGGAGGTCCGTGGGGAGGGCGGCGACGTGTACCAACCCTGTATCCCCACGTCCTCCATGTCTATATTTTCGCAAAAAAGAAGCCCGCATGGGTGGCATCCATGCGGGAGTTGTGTGGAAGTTATGGGGGATTTGTGGGATTTTGTATTGCAAAAATTTGCTGTTGCGATATAATAATAAATGAGAAGGTGTAAAGTCAGGCTTCTAGAAAGGAGGTACTATCATGGCCCTTTCAGCAACCATCGTTTGCAATAATATTTTGCGGCGCTCGTTCATGGAGAACATTGTAGTAACACCTATGAAGCTTCAAAAACTTATGTACTTTATAAGTTGCGAATATGTAAAAGCAACCGATAGTGAATTGCTTTCAGAAGATTTTTGTGTATGGCAGTATGGCCCGGTTCTCCCTGCTGTTTACAATGAATTTAAATCCTTTCATGGAAACCAAATTACTGCTTATGCTAAAGATGCCAACGGAAATTCTTTTGCCTATGATGAAGATACCTCTCCGAATCTAAAAGCAGCAATAAATTGCATTTGGTCGAATTTTAAAAATAAAAGCGGAATTGAACTGTCTAGAATTACTCATGAAGAAAGTTCAGGGTGGTCAAAAGCTTTTCTTTCTGGTCAAGAAAGAATAACAAAAGAACAGATGAAAGCGGATGATTCCTATCGGAAATATATGCGAGCATGACTCTCTAAATCAGAAACCGCAGATTACAGAAGAAGAAGATCGTCCTTTTCCTGGAGCTGTATCTTTTTCGAGTGACGGAAGCCCAAAGATTCAAGACGTCCCTACTGTGATGCAGCTAAATGACCAAAAGCACTCTCACGATGTAGATAATTTCAAAAACAAGACAGGTAAGCATATTTTGTATGTTTGTCTTGGGGCTATGGCCTTGGCCGCTATTGCGGACGCAATCTTTCATATTGAGTCATCTATATTTACAAGCGCGTTTGAAGTAACAAAAGTCGTTTCAACCACCATCCTTGGATATTTATTTGGAAGTAAATCTAAATAAGTAGTTATGATCAAAAATACATAACAAGAAAGGGACCAGCATCTAGCTGGCCCCTTTTCTCATATTCAATCTTCCCGCCACCCGTTTCACTTCCTCGATTATGTACGCCAGATGGTGGGACACTGTCGACCTGTCCCACCCCAACTCCACCGCAATGTCCATCTGTGCCCACTTCTCAACGATATAGCGCTGTGCGATCAATTCATCGTCTCGGTGTAGGGCAGCTTCTCGGATGGCTGTTTCAAGCTCAGAGCGCAAGAGGTCGGCTAACTCAGGGGGAAGCTTCACTCTTGCGCTCATATAGTCACGTCCTTCAACCTAGTCCAATTTTTGTCATCACAAACACAATCAGCCCGCCCACCACCGCCGAGATGACCGCCGCGATAACCGCCTCCCAGCGTTTACCCGGTTTGCTCAGAAGGGTGTCCATTTTGCCGTCCAAGCTGTCCAGCTTATCCGTGATGGTATCTAGTTTCGTCTCATTGACCGCTTGCTTCGCTTCCACTGTCCGCAGACGGTCATAGATCTCCGAGTGGGTTTTCTGTCTGTTTTCTTTTTCAGATTTCATGTCCTCTTCCAGCCGGTCCACGCGGGCGGCTAGAACACAGTTCTTTTCGCAATCGGGCATATAGGCCCTCCCTTCAAATGGGTGGTGATGGTGATGCGCTGTCATCCTCGATAAAGCCCTTTGACTTGGCCGCCTCGAAGGTGATGCCGCCCTCTTTGTGGTCGCTGGTGCAGAGGCTAAAGTAAGCCTTGCAGCCAGCTATGATAATAGCCTCACCCACACCAACCCCGGCTGTCAGCCAGGCTGCTGCGGAGGTGTAGCCGTTTGTTATACACAGATACATCAGCGCCAGACATTCTTGCACGATGACGAACCCAGACAGAATGGTCAGCACTGCGATGATCTTGTGCCACTCCAGCTTTTTGCGGCGCTTGAGCCGCTTACCCACGGCGCTCATCGTACCGGGCGAAGAGTGCGCCCACCTGCTCCCGGGTGATTAGGTCCTGGGGATAGGTCACCGCGCCGTCAGGCTTGAAGATTCCAAGAGCCTCCACAGCGGCCTGGTCCTGCTGCTGGAACCAGTCGCTGGCCGGCTGCTCCCGCAGCTCCTGTCTATAGCGCTCCATGTTCTCCTTGAATTTCTCATAGCTGTCCATTTCAAGTTCCTCCTTGACATCATTCCGGAAATCATCCATGCTCTTTCCAAACCGGGGAAACCAGTGTTCCACGTCCCCGTGATTGCTGGCAATGCCTAACCTGGCCCCCTCCGCGTGGCAGATC